TTGCGATATGAAATATTATCTTTGCAGAACAATATTATTAATAATAATATACACATGAAAAAAAAGACAACAACAACAATTTCCCTTGATGACATACTAGAGATGTTCAACGAGGAAGACATTATTAAGGCTGATGGCTTTGATGATTGTATCGTAGGTGTAGAAAGTACAGGTGACACTATACTAGTTTACTCTACACAACTTATACTAGAGAAGCTAGTTAAGGATAGTGAGATGACTTGGGAAGAAGCAATCGAGTACTTCGACTACAACATCCAAGGTAGTAAGGGAGAAGGGTATCCTATCTACATTCTAGATTACTTATGGTTTAACCTATAATTAGTGAAAAAGTTAGATATAAAACCGCTCAGTGTCAATAAGTGTTGGCAAGGCAAAAGGTTTAAGACAAAAGAGTATATTTCATACGAGAAGAAGTGCATACTATTATTACCAAAAATAAAGATGGGTGTGCCTCCGTATCTATTAAATATAGTCTTTGGATTCTCCTCGCCTCTAGCAGATATAGACAATGGGCTAAAGCCATTCATAGACATCCTTCAGAAAAGGTACGAGTTCAACGATAAAGATATTGTAGAGCTAAACGTAAAGAAGGAGAAGACTGTCAAGGGTGGCGAGTTTATACTCTTTGAAATATTAACAATAAAATAAATAAATAAATTATGAGCAGACAATTATTACCAACAAAGTTTGATTTAACACCAAGTGGGAAAATCAAGGACACGTCAGAATATGGCGAACAAGGATATTTTGAAAATGTAGAGTACGAGATAAACGTACATCATACTGAAGATGGACTATCAGTTCATTGGTATGGCGAAGACGATACTGAAATAAGTCTAGAAGAATATTTAAAATTAATTAATAAAAAATAAAAAATAAAACAGATGGGATTATCAACAACAGAAGAGCCTAATGGCTCAATCAAGAACTACCTTAATATTACAGGTGGTAAAATCACTCAGAAGGTTAAAAGCGGCACAGAGGGTGCAGTAGTAAGAACCAACAAGATGGGTGTCGAGGTATCAGAACTACACTTTGACACACTATCGGGTCAAATCGTTAACATACACATAGAGCCTTCCCCTTTCGCACCTAAGGTATGGGTAGTAACAATTCGTGATGGTATCGATTTCTATTACCTACACTTATCGTATTCGGGTGGAACAACTATGGGCTTATTAAATAAGTTACCAAACATTGACTTCTCTAAGGACGTTATCTTGAAAGTATTTAGAATCTTTAATGAGGTTAGTAAGAAAGACAAGGACTACTTAGTGGTGTATCAAGGTGGAATGACTAAAGGACACAAGGTTGAGACCGCATTCCCTAAGGAAAACCCTAATGGCTTACCTCCTATGGAGCAGATTAAAGTTAAAGGTTCTTTGGTGTGGGATGACACAAAACAAATGGAGTGGTTAGAGAATCTAGTTATGACTAGCATCGTTCCTAAATTAGGTGGAGCTCCTGCCCCTGAGTATGCGTCTAAAGTAGAAGCAAAGGCAGAAGCACCGAAAGTGTCTGATGATGATGAGATGGAAAGTTTGCCATTCTAAAATGAGTAAAGATTTGTTTGGACAAGCAAGGGAGTTAGAGATAGCTTCCTTGCCCAAAGAAGAAGTAGCTTTAATAAAGCAAAAAACAATAGAGGAGCAGTATCAACAAGATAAAGAAAATAAATAAATAAAAAATAGTCAGGTGGCGGAACAAGGGCAACACTGATAAAGTTGATTCCTGATGGTAGACGCTATACTTATGCAGTTGAAGCTGGGTAATTCAACAATACGGGTTCGAATCCTGTCCTGACTACGAAGAAACGGTAATCTTCCTACATGGCATCCAGTCCATTAATCTGGAGAACTTACTTGACTGATGGAAAGACATCAATATTGTCTGATGGTGTAATTGGCAACACAACTGATTTTGGTTCAGTAGAGTCTAGGTTCGATTCCTAGTCGGACAACAAAATAATAATAAAAACATATATATATGCTAAGCAACGAAAGACTAGGAAGATTTACCGCATCAGGTATTCACAATTTATTCATAGGTGGCAAGGGTGCTACCAAAGATAAGTACATATTTAATAAGGCGGAGGAGAGCGTTAAGGGCTACTCAAAGTCTTTCAGTAGCAGACACACCGACCATGGTATTCTAAACGAGTCAGAGGCTCTAGAGAACTTTGTAGCAACAACAGGAATCAATGCCATCTACCTAGAGGAGCGTTACTATCCTATCAACGAGAATAGTGGAGCTACTCCCGACTTCGCAGTTATGGATGGTGATGTTATCATAGCTAGTGGAGACATCAAGTGCCCTACAGAGAAGTTCTTTGAGCAGAAGATGATGATGTTTGATGATAAGAATTCTGAGTACCAAGACGTGCCTAAGGAGTACTTCTACCAAGCACAGTGTCAGATGATGGCTCTATCTAAGTCTAATGAGGCACTAGGACATCCTCCTGTAGAAGAGCATTACCTAGTGCGCTACTTGACAAGCACTCAGTATGATGATGATGGGAATAAGATTGAAATAAATTTACCCCTAGAAGCTAGAATATTCTACAAGCTAATTAAAAAAGATGCTGCTGTTCAGAAGAAGATGATGGAAGAGATAGAGAAGGCTGTGGAGCAAAGAGATTTATTAATATCCATCTTTGTTAGACCTATACTGTAATGGATGTTACACAACTAATACAAGTACTGAAGGACGAGCATCCTGATATGAAGGTTCTTATAGATGCCACTAGAGAAGGTGCAACAATGAAGGAGCTAAGACCAATATATGATATAGTGCTAATGAACCTTGAAACAGGAGAAAAGTTTTTAGTATTATCACATTCAATAGACGAAGTAGAAATGGAAGAGGAGTAAAAATATATGGGAATTAAAATAGAGAAGAGAGAGGACGTAGTCTTGGTTGTAAGAAGAAGAAAAGACAAGAAGTATATTCGTAAGTCAGAGTATGCTCACGTTTCATTGTTTGAGTACAAGAAAGAGGTTTATTATAAGGCTCAGATGAGCAAGTATAATTGGTCTGTGTTCTTCCTTACAGAGAAGGAGGCTGCCAAGGCTGTTGATATGAAGCTGATAGAAAAAGGGCAAGACCCAGTAAATATATTAAAACCAAAAAAACAATAATGGCAAAACTTAAACCATGTAACGCAGAAGACCACGACACAAGAAGATTGTGCAAGGATAGACACGAATGTGCGAGATTTATGAAGAATCAGGATGATAACACGTCTATATCTTTTTACCACCTACAAGAGCATTGTAGCTCCTTTAAAAGGTATGATGACAGTAATGTTAGGACAGATGCTAAAGAGCTCCCATTCGCAGATAAATTAGCAAAGCTACAAGCAATGTGGAAGTTCTTGGTGGATAGGACTAATGCTACGAAGCCTAGTTAAGCATATTTACCAACTTCCTAAACAAAAGTATAACAATAAAAATAATACCAAGAAAAGCAAGCCAGTCGATAGCATAGGATTTAATCTTCTGCCACATGGTTTGTTTTTCTTGTAATACAATTCTCGGTGGCACTTGCACTTTTAATGTGTCGTGTATAATTACCTGAATATAATGTGTAAAAGGTTTCCTTATCACCTTAGTCTTTAAATTACCAAGAGAGTCAATTGTTTGGCTCACCTGTACAAAGCTATCATTAAAAGCTATAGTCATTGAATCCGATGCCTGTTTGTACCACTCCTTAAACTTCTTTGCTTGGTCAGAAGTATCCCCCACAATAGTAAATGTTATCGTAGTGTCCTTGTAGTAAGGAACTAAAACAGTAGTTGAATCTCCTAACTTAGGATTTTTCTTCAATGCCATGCGCAAATAAAAATCACTTGAGCATGATGATATTACCAACAGTAATAGAATTAGTTTTATTATTCTCATTATTTGTATACGATATTAAATAGTAAGCCTCTTGCTACAAGTATGGCAATAACAAATATAAATGAACCTGTAGCAATATAAATCACTCCTACAGTACATAAGGTTTGTAATACCTTGCTCAGGTGAAAGAAATCATGAAACATTGGAAAGTATCTGTGAAACCAATCAAACTTAGGTGCTTCTGCTGCCTCCTTTGAGAAGAAGTATCCGTAGTTCTTATAAGCATCATGATGCACTATTGAGTCCGACATTGCATTTAAGCAAGTCTGTAATAATAATAAGATTGCAAATACTATCATAGTTTTATTGTTTTTTGTTATTATTTTTTATTATAAAGTTCGCTCTCCGCCAATCTGCGTCTTGTCAAACCTGCTAATACTTTATTTCCACCACGATTCCATTTAGCAAATTCTGCTGCAATAGTAGGGTCGTTAGGGTTAATATTTACCTTCTTTAATAGTGTAGAACTCTTTAAGTTACCTGCTCCACAGTTATAACAAAAAGATACCAATGCCGAAAATTGATTAGCATTAAGTGTATCAACTGCCATAGCATCAACTGCTAACTCGTACTGCCCCATAGTATCGGCTAATAACTTCTCTGCTGCCTCCATTGACAAAACAGGGTCAGTCATCTTTACCTTACTACCATCGCTGTATCTTGTTGAACCGTAGCCTATAGTTATTGGTAGTCCACCTGTTGCTGGGTCTACATAAGCCTTTGCGCTAAATCCTTCAAAAGATTTAATTAAGTCTAAGCCTGCCTTATTTATTTTAGTTATTTTCATATATGTATATTATGTAAAAAAAGATAGACCACAACGCTGTAAGAATTAGTACTACCTTGACTATTTCCCTATTTGTTGCAGGCGATTCCAATGTTTATTCTGCTGTTGTTTTCTTAAACTTCTCTACTGAGCTCAATCCTAAAGCACCAAAGGCTAATAAGGCTACTGACTCAACTAAAATTGTTGATGGAGCAACCTCTACTAATGAGAATGAGTTGTGGTACATAGTTATGCACAAAGTTAAAGTGCATAAAATCCCAGCAAATCTCTTGCTTGAGAACTGACCTTTTTCGTCTTTAATTATTTCTAAGAATTTCATACTATTTCATAAATATTAGTGGGAACATTATTATTCCCTGTACTACCATAAAAACCAATCCCTCAATCGTAAACAATTGGTCTTTTTGTTTCTCTACTACCTGAACTACTTGAACTGTGTCTACCCTTACTATTGGCTTTATATTCTTTAGTCGCTCAATTTCAGCTCTTTGATACACGAAGGTATCATTTACCGCTTTAGCTTGAACGAGGGTAAACACTACCATCTTCTCACCGTCTACCTTCTTAATTACTTGGGAAGAGGCTGAAAGGCTCAACAGAGTCAATAACAGCAGGGATAGTGTCCTCATAGTTTTCTAATTTTAAAGTTAATGTTTTATTTTCTGACTCTAATGCTGCAATCTTAGTCTTGATAGTTTCAAAGCTTTCCTTTTGTACTTTCTCTGCCACTTTGATACTGCTGTTAGCCTTGACAAAATTACTCTTACTTTTGGCTAATAAAGAGTCTATAGAGTCTGGGGTTGTATTCTTTGGCTCTGGCTCGTGAGTTAATGTAGATACCGCAATGACTAATGTCGTGGCTATGAATAGTACGCTTTTCATCATTTCATCTGAGTTAAAATATCCAACTTCGTGACAGCCACAGCCAATGCACTATCCGACCTCTTTAGGGCTATTGATAGTTGGTCTATCTTGTAGTCCATCAACTCTATCTTAGCATCAGACTTCTCAATCTGTGCTTGATACATCAATTTATTATCTACATATAGGTATCCTACTGAGATGATAACAAGGAACATAGTTGCCTTGAAAGGGTCTTTTAAAAAATCTGAAAAAGAAATAGGTAATACTCCAGCCATTATTATTTATCTACTATTAATTAGTTTACTACTTCTGCTTCTTCTACTTTTGGCTTTTGCTCTTCAATTATTTTATTAATAAATTGAATTAACGGTAAACCAAATTTAGTTGGCATCTCTTGGATAAATGAATCCAATTCTTTTAATTTTTCTTCGCTTAATGTAATCATAATTTTTATAATGTGCTTGTAAAAGTAATACTTGGATTCAATATTTGCAACTTACTGATATACATATCTGTTAATTCTGCTAAAATATTTCCAGTAAATAATGTATCTTCCTGAACATCATTCATAATAGAATTCATTGTTTCAGTGTAAACGAATGATTGAATGTACCCTTGGTTAACATTTTCTCCATCTACTAATTTACTTCCTAAAAAAGAGTTATAGTTTACTGTTAGTAAACCTACTTTCGTACTTGTTTGTGTTTCTGAGCTCGTAGCTATGAAACTTGCTTTATTTAATTTTATCATTTTATTTTTATTTATTTATTAATTACATTGTTGAATGTGTAACTTTTCTCCAACCTGTACCGTCATAAAAGCAAGGTGTATTTATATCAGTGTTATAAACTTGCAAACCGTTTGCGGGTAAAGCTATCAATAAAATTTGCGCTTGTGTCATTCGTGGCATTAAAAAGCCTTGTGTTGTACTGTTTATTCCAAAAATTGCACTTGCATTTAATGCTGTTGAACCGTTAAATTCAACCCACATTCCACTAATAGAACCGTTTAGTCTGACAAAACCAGTTCCGTATGAAAAAAGATAATTAGGTGCTAACCCCATTAATCCACTTGTGATAAAATTATTTGCATTTACACTACAATAACCACTATCATCCGCCAACCTAAAATCAATTGCCGTCCCGTTTCTTTTTATTGCGGGAAAACTTGACGTTGTGCCACCTAATTGTAAACGTCCAAAATCAGTTTCGCCACTATTCATTAATGTTAAAACTCCCGTTGAATTATTTCTAATTAAAGAACCGCCTATTAAAACCCTTGTATCTGCTTGTAAACCATAATAGCCTTGACCGTAAATAGTACCAAATGCACTAATATTTGCAGCCCTATCAACCTTAAACCTACTAACCCCACCTATTTGCAAATCCATTAAATTATGAGTCATGCCATTTAATGCCGTTTCCGTTGCATTTAAGAATATACCTGTTAAAGTACCTGTCTGCGCTCCACTATTATTAATGGTGTATGCTACGTTAAATAGTCTTGGTGTAGTTGCCCCTGCCGATAAGTTAACTGTTCTTGATAAGCCTACCGCCTCTGTGCTTAGTTGAAGTAGAGATGAAGTTCCCATACCATCAGTTACTGCTCTTAAAGTAGTGTCTAATGGTGTGTTAATTGTTGTCGCATCGAGGTTAAGTATCCCACGATAGTTAAATGCCACGTTTTGGTTATAAATGTTCATATTTATGCGTATATTAAATTAGTTTTATTTTTATTTTGCCCTACTAACATTGCTGTTAATGTTGTGCGTTTTATATTATATATTTTAGAAGCCTCTTTTATAGAATTATAATATATTCCATTTATGTGGTTAAATATTATTTTGCTCTTTGCTTTAGAAACACTTTCTTTTGTTTTTTGAGAGCATGGTCTTCCAGTATTAGCAGCTATTACAGCTCTTTTAGTGCTTTCTAACATTTTATGACCAATTTTTGCAATACTAAGTTTCTTTTTATGCTCTTCAGATAAAGGCTTTCTTTTCCATGCCTTCATTTTTAATTTAGTTTCATCAGATACTATTCTTCCTTTACCTTTAATGCTCATTTTCAGTTTAGTTTCTTCCGAAGCTTTTTTTCCTAAATTAGCATTTCTAAGTTTTTGTTTTGTTTCTTCTGATACTTTACTTTCTTTAGCTCTTTTTTGTTGAGCGTTCTTCATATTCTGTATAGTTTCTTCAGTAGGCTTCCATTGCCTCATTTTTTCAACTGTTTCCTGCCTTACAACTTGGTATTTATCTCCAAACTTAGGAAGCTTGCAATTCATACCATTAACACTTATAACATCGTATAGACAACCATAATGATACTCTCTTTCTAATAAATTTTCTTTTGTACAATTTTCAACTATTTCAAATACATGATTTTCTATTCCATATTTTAAAAAAGAATTATATAATATTGTTTGGCTTTTAGAAGACACGCCTCTATATTGAGTCAATCTTTTCTTGTAATTAATTGAACTGCCTATGTAAATCTTGCCGCTAGGGCTTGTGATTTTATACACACAAATTATACGCTCTTCTTTACTCATAATGTATTATTATTTTGTATTATCTCATCGTATTGCACCATTGATGCTATTTCTTCTTTACTAAACAAGCTACTCGTGTCTTGATTTACTATCAGCCAGTTGTTACCATCAGAGTCTACAATTGGATTTGCGTAATCAATTGTATCTTCATCATTTGGTAAGCCTAATAACTCACAGCATTTTGTGTCTAATAGCTTAAATTTAGCAAGTGTTAAGCATTTATAGAATCGTGGGTAAAGTATATTCTCTTCCATTAGAATGCGTTTTCGTTAAGTGAACGGATTAAATTATATGTTGCAGTTCTTGTTGCTCCACTATCTGTAACATTTGAATAAAATAATGTATATAAATTAGCATTACTAACAAATGTATTGTCAAAATATCCAAATAATACAAGTCCTGTAATTCCTTGTGTTCCTGTTATTACACTTCCGCTTATTGCATTATCATTTAGTTTAAAATTAGAACTTATACCATTCCAATTAACCGAATATAAATTTCTTGCAGGATTGAAAGAAGTAATTGATGCTGATAAACCTGCATATAATGTTCCACCTGCGCTAAATTCGTTTTGTGTAGTTATAGTTTGCCCATCAAATAAATCTTTGCCTGTATTTACTGTTAAAACTCTAAAACAACTATATGAAGTTGATGGTTGACTAACTGTAACACTTCCACTTCTCATATAGTCATCAGTTCCATCTGCTTGAACAATCGTCCTTGAAACAAGTTGACCTTTATAACCCGTTGTTGCTGTTCCCGTTGAAATTGTCCAGATTTCACCTGTTGCACTTGTCCATTGTGTTTGACTTGTACTTGCGTTGTATGTTGCAGGATTGAAGTCTACTACTGGTGTGCCACCGATTGAGTTTGATACTGTTGCACGATAGATTTTACCTAATAAAGCACCGCTACCTGCTGAACTTCCTCCAATTCCTAAAGTTCTTGTACCTGCAAATATAGAACCTGCAGTTGTAC